TGTAACACCCCGGAAAATCTCCGAATAGATTGATACTGAAGTTGCTTCAATTTTTGTTTGGAGGTAATATACATGGCTGAAAAAGTTTGCTGCCCGGGTCCGATCGGCGGCAATAACGGCAACAGTGCAGGTGGCTTCCGCGAAGCGGTCTGCGTCCACACCAAAAAGGTTTACGACTCCTGCCGCAGTAAGGAGTGCCTGCGTGACATTCGCGTGTATCTCACCCGCGATGCGCAGGAGCTGATCAATGCCGGTGGCATTGCATCTGTGAAGCCGCGTGAAGCAGAACTGCTCTGTGTTTCTATTGATGTCGAACGGATTCAGTTTAATCGAGGTTTCTACAGTGTTGATATCCGCTTTTTCTACCGCATTGAATGTGAAATCAGCTGCGTAATCGGTCGTCCGCGTATCGTGGACGGTCTGGCGGTATTTGACAAACGTGTTGTACTGTTCGGCGGCGAAGGCGGCGCGCGCATCTTTTCCTCTCAGTATATCGAGGACGGTCGCGATGTGCAGCTGCGGCCTGACAGCAACAAGCCGACTGCAGTCGTAGAAGTCGTTGATCCGATCATGCTGGACGCGCGTGTGGTCGCGCCGGAAACCAGCTGCAACTGCTGCTGTCAAAGCATAAAATGTTATAGGTTTACAAAACGACAAAAAAAGCGCCGTCAACCGACGGCGCTTTCGCATTTTCTTATCAGAATCCCAATCCTTTCAAACCGCTAAGCCCCTTGAGCTGTTTAAGTCCGCCGGAGCTTCCTCCCGACTTTCTCGAGCCGCCGGAACTCTTTTTGCTCTTGCCGGCCGCCGAGGACAGCTGCGTATAAACCGGCGATCCCTCGTAAACATACCCGGTCTTGGCATTCTTGTAATCGCCGATGAGTGACGCAGGGTCAACCGGCGTGCCGTCCTTGGTGATCGTCAGATCAAGGTGCGGACCGGTCGAATTACCGGTGCTGCCGACATTGCCGATCGTCTGCCCCTGTTTTACTTCCGTGCCGACCGCAACACTGCTCTGATTCTGCATGTGGTGGTACATGCTTACGTACCCATTATCATGCGTAACCTCAATCGTCCATCCGTAACCGGAGACCCAGCCGTTTGCGGTTACCTTGCCGCCCTTAACCGACTTGATCGCCGTACCGGCAGGAGCGGCAATGTCAATGGACTTGTGCCAGCGCGAGGACGAGGCACCGTTGCTTGTCGCGAACGTGTCTCGGGGACCGAACTTACTTGAGATCGTGCCGCCCTCAACCGGGTTTGCGAACTCGCCGCCCGCGTACTGGTACTTTGAAACTGTAGCTGAACCGAACGGGTTCTTCTTCCATTTACGGTTCGAGCTTTGCCAGAGGTACGCCTTCTGTGCCTGCGTCAGTCCGTCAATGGATTCTACGGCGGCCTTGGCCTTTGCCTGGCTTACGCCCTTGCCGTCAGTGTCTGCCGCCTTGAGCGCCATCTGGTACAGCGCATACACACCCGGCGAAATACCGGCTTCCTTGGCAACTGCCGCCTTGGCCTCCCAGCCGGACAGCTTGTCGTTGTCCGCAACGTGTTGCTCGTAGCTGTTGAGCATGGAGCGCAGCTCCTTTTTGCCGGCGTCCTTGAGGTAGCCGTAGAACTTGCGGTCCTTAATCGCTTCCTCGTACTTAGAGATATGGAACGCATTGCCGGACGCGCTGTCGCTGTACGCGCCAAAAAGCGCGTCCTTCTGCGTGTCGGACAGATTGCCATAGCCATTGAGAATGGCCTGCATCGCATCGCTTTTGCTCATGCCGGAACCCTTGTACTCCTTGTTGTACGTTGCCATGTCGCCCGCAAACTGTACAAAGTCAGTTGCATTTACCGTACCCTTTACCGCATCCCAACGCTCCTTGTCGCTCTCGCCCATGGCGGAAACGAGCACATAGTCCGCAAACGCGTTCTTTTCCGCATCCGTGTGTTCGCCGTCCTTGTCATACTCGTCGAGGATGTTCTGCAGCACAGCGTTTTTCGCGTAAAGCTGGTTGTTCTCGCCGTCCTCGTAGTCCTTGGCGTCAACATAGTTGTCCGCAAGCGTTTGCTCAATCACGCTGTCCCACTTGACGAAATCATCAACCGAAATACCGTGCTTAATTGCCTCGGCCGCGTCGTCCTGTCTGCTCTCGCGCACATACTGGCTAATATCAAACGCATCCTGAGATGTGTAGTCTGCGGAATCACCGGCTGTGATCAGTTCGCGGTCGAGCGTTTTCTTCTGCATCGGCGTCAGGTCGTTGTTTTCCAGCAGCATTTTGCGGATGGACGCCGCCGCAATCTCCTTGTAATTCTTGTTGCCGTATTTCTCCTTGGCATCCGCAGTGGTTGCCTTCATGGCCTTAATAGCCGCAAATACCGCCTCGGAATTGTCGATAGTGTTGCCATTCTCGTCCTTGTTCCAGCTCATGCGCTGCCGCAGCTCCTCGAATACCTTCGTCTCGTCTGCGTTCAGGCTGTTGTAATCATCGTCAGCCCACTCCTGCGCAGTTTTGAGCGAAGACTTGCCGAACAGCATCGCCTGTGCCCAGTCGCGCGGACTCTGGCCGTAGGTCGGAAACTGCAGGATCTTCTCACCGTTCTTGTCCAAACTGTAGCTGCCGCCCGCGTAAACCGTGGCCGCGCCCTCGAGCGCCTTCTTCACCGCACCGCCGCCGAACGGCAGCAGCAGATACGCCGCCGAATTGGCCGCGCTCTTTGCCGCGTCAAGCGCAATGCGCTTGTTGTCGTAGCCGTTCTCATATTCCTCTTTCAGCTTGCCGAAATCCGGGAAGGCCGAGGAGATCGGCACACGGCCGCCGCCGAGCAGACCGCCGACAAACGGAATCTGTTCCGCAATATTTTCGCCAAGGTCAAGCGCAATGTCCACGCCGGACTTTTTCTTCTTGTCCTTGTCGTCATCGTCGTCCAATCCGAACGCATCAACGATCATGCCGATCGGGTCAAGCGCCGAATCACGGCCGGTCAGCTGGTGGTATACCTGATTAAACAGATAAGCACCGGCAAAAATCTTAGTGTACGACCATGCAAGCGCAGCCTTGTTCTGCTTGGCCCTCGGCAGGTCCTTTGCTAAGTAGCTCAGCTGGTTATTGACCTCCAGCTGGAACATGGTAAACATCTTGCGAATCGGGTTGACGGCATTAAATGCTGTCGGCTGTGCACCTTTGGAGCGGTCCGCCATCAGGTTAGAAGCAAACGCATCGGCATTTTCAAACGCCTGGTTTACCGTCATACCGTCTGCAATGTTCTGGAGGTACTTGCCGCGCGTCACAATGTTGGCCGTGAAATGGTCGATAGCCTCCATCGGCATTCCAGCCAGATCGGAGACCTTGCGCGTCAGCGTCCGGTCGAGCATCTGCGTGCCCTCACGGTTGGTCAAAAATACCGAACCATCCGTAAAACCATCGTCCCGAATCGCACTCTTTACCGTGTCGTAAGCCGCACGCAGCAGGTTCGGCGTGCTCACCTCACCGGCAGCCTGTGTGAGCGGAATAAAGTTTGTGATCCACGAGCCGGGGTTCAGCGCGATCATATTCGCCGCCACTCTACCCTCAACATTCTTTGCCACGTTGTACATCTGGCGTCCGAGCATTTCCTCCCAGCCACGGTCCGCGCGGGCTTTCTTGCCTGCCAAATTATTGATATACTCGTGCAGATTGGCAACATAGCCGCCCATGCCCGCGTGTTTCTGGTCGAGCAGCTTTTTCGTGTCATCAACATTCTTGTCATAAACGTCCTGCGTCTGCTGGTGGCGTTCGAGTGGATCCAACGTGCGGTCTTTGCGAATCTCGTTGATTTTCTGCCTGGTTCCGTCATCGGAAAGCCGATACCGAATTGCATCCTCCAGTGTGCGAAGGTTCTGAATGCTGTCCGTAAGATAGATAACGTCACCGGCCGTCTCTACATATCGGTCAAACCCGGCCACCGCGTCAAACTCCGTCAGTTCACCGTTTCGGTGCAGCAGGTTGCCGAACCACTTCTTACCCGGGTTGCGGTCGTCTGTAATGCCGGCAATCGGAGTCGGAAGATTGAGCGTGCTGTCCGGCTTAATGCCGAATTTGTACAGCACGCGCGCAAGTTTGGTGTCCGGCTTGTCTACAGTAAAATGCGGCGCATAGTCCTTGAGGTATCCCGGCACACTGTCCCACATGCCGTTTGCGATCAGGGTATCGCAGAGCTTGTTGTACATATCGTCATAAATGGCGCGGAATTCCGCAACGCCATTTGCGACACGTTCCTGCAGCTTGCTCGTTACCTTGATTTTCTTCGCCGCGATATAGTCCGCAGCCGCACCATTCTCGCCTTCCAGCATCATCTGCACAAGTGCGCTTTCGTGCTTGCTTAAATTCAGCTTTGCGATCCGGTCCTTTACCGTGTTGATGTATTGTGTCCGGTCTGCAACCGCCTTGTGCACCGGCGTAAAATACTGCTCGTTGAGCGTTTCGGCGTACTGGCGGTTTTCCTTGCCGAAAATATCATAACTGTTGCGCTCCATCGTCTCACGGCTGTAAGCGCCGGGAATGCGCTTGTCCTTTGCTTTCTCTGCAATCGCGTCAGCCATTTCTTCCGCGCTTAAACTGAGAGCGTCTCGACGGGCCTGTGCATACTCCCGCAGCGGCTGCATAAGGCGCTGCTCCTCCTGCGTCAGCTGGAACATGTGCATAACGGCCGCAGGATCGTCCGCCTGCGAGAACTTGTCCGTTGCACCGTTGAGCAGCGCACCCTGCAGTAAGCTGTTGTCCTTGTCGCTGAGCGGATGGTTATTCTTAAATTTCTCCATCTGGCGGCGTACCGGCTGTGCAAGCTCATACTGGCCGCGCAGCTCGCTGTTCTGTTCACGGCGTGCCGCCTGTTCGTCTGACTCATAGACAAACGAGTGCTGACTGTTCAGCTGTTCCTGCAGCTCCTGTGCCGCCTGTTTCGGCGTCTTGCCGTACATCTCATAGTTGCCGAGCGGCCGCGGCTGCTCCTTCTGGTTCTGCCCAAACCGATATTCTGAGTCGTCGAGCGACGGATTCAGCGCTTCCTCAGCTGCTGCCGCACGCTGCTGTTCGCTTGCCACCTCATAGGTGCCCGGTTCTGCGATCCGCTGTGCGTTCTCGGCTTCGACGCGGTGAATACCTTCCTCGCCGGTCTCGTTGTTTCGGAAAAACGCATTGTAACTGCCGTCCGGATTCTGGTTCAGCACCTCGCCCACGTTTCCGCGGTCTGCCGTGCGGATCATGTCATTCTGCTGGATTTCCGGCATAACAGCGCCGGTCTTCACTCCCTGCTCATTCAGCTGTGCGTTCAACTGACGGATTTCGTCCATCAGTTGATTACGGCGCTGCATTTCGGCCACCGAGAGCCGCCCGTCTCCCTGATCGAGCTCCTGCAGTTCCGTCCAAGCATTGTTCAGCCGGTCCTGCAGGTCGATAACATTATTCTGGGTCTGAGTATCCATCTGCTGCATCGCCTGTACCGCCGCACGCTGATTGAGCGCTCTGTTTTCCTGCTCCTGCAGGTACTGTGCTGTCTCGGCCTTTTCCTGCAGATCAAGATGATTCTGCAGATCCGCGTCATAATTCGCAGTCAGCTCAGCACTCCGTGCCGCATTCTGCCGCTGCATATCGGTCAGCGCGTTTACCATCTTATCCTGCGCGGTCTGCACCGCACGTTCCCGAATAGGTCCTTCCGGCAGCTTAAGCGCCGCCTGCAGCTCGCTGTCGAGCTGTACAAGCTGCTGCACCTGATTGTAATCGTACCCCAGGGCACCTTCTCTTTGGGCTTCGCCCAAATTCACCTTGTATGCATCAGCGGCATTCATACGCTCCGTATCTGTTGCCGCTCTCGAACCGACCGCACCCGCCGTACCAAACACCAAGCCGCCGAACGCACCGCCTGCGGCGCTCTGGGCAAGCTCCTGCAGGCTGAACTTTGCGTCCGGATCCTGCGCCGCCTTATCCGCAACGTAGTTCATGAAATAGCTTGCGCTTTCCTCTGTCGCCTCCTCACCCATCTGGATGAGGATATTTTTTACGGCATTCACGCCGCCGGAGTGCAAAATCTTGCTCATCTGACCGAGCGGCAGTCTTTCGGTTGCCGCCTCGATCGCACCCGAGGTCAAACCGCGTGTCAGCGACTCCCGCGCACCCTTGCCCTGCTCATTCAGTTCAAACGAGCGCTGACCGGCCGCCTGGCCGCCCATCATGATCGAGCCGACCGCCGGACCCACG